AAGCAGTTAGTATTGCACTAACTAAAGACGAGGCAACGCTAAGAGCATTCGTTGCAGATTTAGAAATGACTTGGCATTCCCTTAAGCCTGAAGACATTGCATTCCCTAGAGGAGTTAATGGCATTAAGGAATATAGTGATCCAAGTTCTGTGTTTAAAAAAGGTACTCCAATTCATGTGAGGGGTGCTCTGATTTATAATCATCTGGTTAAGAGTAAAAATCTTGAAAAGAAGTATCAACTGATTCAAGAAGGTGATAAGATTAAATTCTTGTATCTCAGAGAACCTAATATCTTAGGTACTCATGTTATTACGTTTACAGGTGAGATTCCTCCTGAGTTTAGAATACAGGATTATGTTGATTATGATAAAATGTTTGAGAAGTCTTTTCTCGAACCCCTTAACTCTCTGCTTAGCTGTATTGGATGGCAAGTTAGAGAAACCGCATCTTTAGAAGGATTATTCGGATGAAAAATTTATTAGCTTTATTAATTACAGCATTAGTTACCCTACCAGCGCTCGCTCAAAAGGTACCCAAGAACTCAGCTACCTATGATGCTCAAGTCTTACGTGTAAGTGATGGTGATACTATTGTTATTGCAGCGCCATTTTTACCTGCTCCTTTAAAGCCTGAGCTTGCAGTAAGAATTTTTGGTGTTGATACGCCAGAAAAAGGTTTCCGTGCTCAATGCCCACAAGAAGATCAACAAGCACAGCTAGCTAGTAAATGGACCACACATTTAATTTCACAGGGCGGTAAAATACAAGTTACCCTCTATGCATGGGATAAATTTGGTGGTAGAGTACTTGGGGATATTATTGTAAATGGTCAAAGTGTCCGTAGTGGATTAATTGCTAACGGACTAGCTCGTGAATACTACGGTGATGCTAAACAAAGCTGGTGTCAGTAGTTAATTTGCACTTATGTGCTGGTTATGTTATAATATGATGAACTTTAGGAGTTATAATGTCTTTACTTGATAAAATACAAAAGAATAGTACTATTAAGGATACTGCTATTCTATCTGCATCTAAATTCTTTCAGAAGAAAGATATGATTGCAACTACGATCCCTGCAATTAATATTGCGTTATCGGGTCGTATCGATGGAGGTCTTACCCCTGGTCTAACTATGTGGGCTGGACCTTCGAAGCATTTTAAAACTGCGTTTTCGTTGCTGATGGCTAAGTCTTACTTAGACAAATACCCTGATGCGGCTCTTTTATTCTACGATTCAGAATTTGGTACTCCTCAGTCCTATTTTGATTCGTTTGGAATTGATGCAAAGCGTGTACTGCATACACCTCTTACTAATATTGAGCAACTTAAGTTTGATATTATGACTCAGCTTGATAGCATCGAACGTGGTGATCATTTGATTATTATTATCGACTCGATTGGTAATCTGGCGTCTAAGAAAGAAGTAGAAGATGCTTTAGAAGGTAAGTCTGTTGCAGATATGTCTAGAGCAAAGCAGATTAAGTCTTTGTTCCGAATGGTAACTCCTCATCTATCTCTAAAAGATATTCCGATGGTAGTTGTTAATCATACCTATAAGACTATGGAGCTGTATGCGAAAGACGTTGTAGGTGGTGGTACTGGTTCTTACTATGCAGCTGATAATATCTTTATTCTTGGACGTCAGCAGGAAAAAGATGGTCAAGAGTTAGTAGGATATAACTTTATTATAAACGTTGAAAAATCTAGGTATGTTCGTGAGAAGTCTAAAATACCAATTACAGTTAAGCATGATGGTGGTATTAGTCGTTGGTCTGGACTACTGGATATGGCTCTAGAATCAGGGCATGTAATTAAACCAAGTAATGGTTGGTACTCTAAGGTTGATAAAGAGACTGGTGAAATAAGTGATAAAAAAGTCCGCGAAAAAGATACTGATACAAAAGAGTTCTGGATGCCTATACTTATGTCTCCTTCGTTTCAGAAGTGGGTTAAAGAGACATACCAGGTAGCGAATGGTAGTATTCTTTCGGATAGTGATATCTTAAAAGAGTATGCAGATGCTGAGGAATGATCTCTATAGGCCCTGGTTCGTAGGTGAGGACTGGGGCTTTGAATTTATTACCGGGGAATATAAAGATCTCGCTGTACAGGTTGAAGATATAAAGTTTGAAGAGAGTAAACTTGATCTTAAGTATCATATTGTGAATAGACCGTCCTTGGTTACTGAAGAGGATGTTAAAAGTGAAGCATTTGAGTCACTTATTGAAATTGTTATTAATGATATACTAAACGAAGCGATACAAGAATATGACAAGACTAGAAACGACGATTCTAAGAAATCTGATACATAATGAAAGCTATATGCGAAAGGTATTGCCGTTCTTAAAGGAACAGTATTTTACCGAAGAGAGTGAGCGCACGATTTATAAACTATCTAACGAGTTTATAAACAAATATAATAAAGCACCTACTAATGAGGCTTTATCGATTCTATTACAGAACTCTAATACCAATGAGGGTCTGTTCAAAGAAACTGCAGAGGTAATTAATAGCCTTGTAGTAGATGCTGAATCTAAAACGGTCAATATGGAATGGCTATTAGACGAAACGGAAAAGTTTTGTAAAGATAAAGCTGTATATAATGCTATTCTGCAATCCATTGGTGTCATGGAGGGTAGAGATAAGAATATAGCAAAAGATGGTATTCCGTCTCTATTGCAAGATGCTCTAGGAGTATGCTTCGACTCATCTGTAGGACATGATTATTTTGAAGATGCTACAACTAGGTTTGAGTTCTACAATAAAGTAGAAAATAAGATTCCATTCGATCTAGACTTCTTTAATAAGATTACTCAGGGTGGTATACCAAATAAGACTTTAAATATCGTACTAGCTGGAACTGGTGTAGGTAAGTCTTTGTTTATGTGTCATATGGCTGCTAGCTGTATTGGTCAAGGTAAGAACGTTCTCTATATTACTATGGAGATGGCTGAGGAAAGAATCGCTGAACGTATCGATGCTAATTTACTTAATGTAGATATTGATCAGCTTAAGCATATACCAAAAGCAATGTTTGAGAATCGTATGTCTAAGCTGAATGGGCGTATTCACGGTAAGCTTATCATTAAAGAATATCCGACTGCGTCGTCTCATGTTGGTCATTTTAAAGCTCTTCTGAACGAACTTAGCTTAAAGCGTACATTTAAACCTGATATTATTTTTATTGATTATCTGAATATTTGTGCTTCCTCTAGATTTAAGCCGGGTGGAGGGGTTAATTCTTATACATATATTAAAGCCATTGCTGAAGAGCTTCGTGGTCTAGCTGTTGAATTTAACGTACCTATCATGTCCGCTACGCAGACGACACGTTCGGGTTACTCGAACACCGATGTTGAGCTGACTGATACCTCCGAGTCTTTCGGTCTACCTGCTACAGCAGATTTTATGTTCGCTATTATCAGCACTGAAGAGCTTGAAAAACTTAATCAGGTAATGGTTAAGCAGTTAAAGAACCGGTATAACGATCCAACGTTATATAAGCGGTTTATGATTGGTATTGATCGTGCAAAGATGCGTTTGTACGACTTAGAACCCTCTGCACAACGCAACGTATCTGATTCTGGTCAACCTCTGGATGATACTCCAGATTTTAACATTGCAAAGTCGTTCACACATAAAAAAGATTTCTCCAGTATTAAGTTATAAATACTTAAAAAGGAGGCCCTATGTTTCTTGCACCCGTTATTGATGACGTCCTAGAATCTAAGAAATCTAAGCTAATAGGTGAATGGGGGTATTCACAATTTGTGAATACGCTTAATAGAGCCTTTAAGAATGTTGAACCTTTTAAGTTCCATTACGAAACTTATTATGACTATGGTAGAAATGATTATTCAGTGTCTGGGTTATACATTATGGATACCGATACTAAACATATTGTGCTTAACTTTTCTAAAAGGTGTACAGCATTTGAGATATCACCTAGGTCATGGAGTCAATTTAAGTTTGACGTATCCCAGGTATGTCAACATGAAACAATTCACCAAACTCAATGGCAACATCGCGACAGTGGTTTATTTAAAGACCTAGACACTTCTATGGATTTTCGTAACACCATGGGATCGGTAGAAGATGAAAAAGAATATCTAGCAGACGTAGATGAAATAGATGCGTATGCTCATGATATAGCAATGGAGATTAGATTTAAGTACCCTAAAAGAAACCCTTACGAGATTCTCAAAACTATTGATACGAAGAGAAATTTGTGGTCGTATACATATTACAAAAGAACATTTCGCGGTGAGGACTGGAGTCATATTAAAAAAAGGTTACTTAAGAAGACATTCTTATGGTTACCCTACATACATTAAAATGGGAGACACAATGGGTAACATGTACTCTGCTGGAGATATATTCCAGTTTTTTTTTACAATCGTAACTTGTATTGCCTGTTACTATAGAGGGAGGAACGACGGAATATCTCAAGTCGTTTCTGATCTTATAGAAAACGGCGCAATTAATCTCCATGAGGATGATGAAGAAACTACCAAACTGTAACAGTTGCCAGTAACTCGGTTTTAGGTTATAATAAGGTATCAATAACTTAAACGGATAATCATGCATACCCAATCAAGTTCAAAAGCACGCGTACGTAATGATACGGTCGGTGAAGATGGAATGAAAGTACTTTTTGAGAAGTACAAAGAATGCGATCTACAGTCTTTTCGCGAAGTCTGTAAGCAAACGATTGATGAGTCGACTGGCAGTAAAGTAACTAAAGAACGCTTTCATCGCGAACTGCAAAAAGCAGTTTCGAAAGATAAGCTTCTTACTACAGTTACAAACTATCTCTTGGCAGGTCAAGGCTTGGGAGTCTAATCCCAATTTTAGTATGTTACGGTAGTAACAATTTTTTATATTATGAAAGAAAATCAAATGACTACATTTACAGTCGCAGGCGTGTCTAATAATAACGGCACAATCAAAGTTCGTTTTTGCTCTGATCTCGTTCTTCGAGTTAAGAATCTGCAGAAGCAAGGTGATGTAGATATCACCCTTATTGAACTACCTAAAGCTATGACTAAAGCAGAAGCTTGTCAGTTTCTTTTGGATGATGAGCAGGATCGTTTCAGCGCATATGCGTTTGATATCATCGCCGTTTTGGGAAAAAAAGAGTTGATTAATACTCGCAAACAGCCTATAATCAGTGTTGCTAAAGAAGAAGTTATCGATCAGGAAATTGAGTCAATCAAAGAACTGGCAGAAGCTTAATCTTATCCCGGAGGCCGACCGCCACCTCCGGGTGTTTATGTTAGTGCGGGTTTATAATGAAGGAAAAATACATGTCTACATTGCAATCTAAAGTTCTCAAGACTCTTCAGTCTGGTAAACAATTTACCGCCGGTCAAATGGCTGGGATCTTTCGTAGTACCGATACCTCGGTTTCTTCGCGCATCTCTGAGCTCCGCTCTCAGGGCTATTCCATCTATAGCAATGTTGCTAAGAATGGAAAGACAGCTTACCGTCTAGGTACTCCATCACGTGCGATGGTTGCTGCAGCATTTGCAGCTAGCGGAAGCACTTACTTCGCTTAAGTAAGCTAACTCGAACCCCCTGTTAGGGTTACCGGATAATCGTAACCGGAATGAATTTTTAAGGATTTATTATGCCATTATTTGTTGTTGAAACTATTAGTCAATTTCGTATTCGTTATGTTATCGAGTGTGAGTCAGCCGAGCATGCTGAAGACACAATTGTGATGGAAGAAGCAGATGAGTATTCTCAAAAGTTTCTCGGTGAAACAATTCTAGATACTCGTGAGATTTCAATGAAGAAATTTCATAAAATGAATGATGCACTTAACAATAACAACGGACGGGTATTTAGTCGATATGCTGAATCCGGTTCACCTTGGATGGGTGAAAAAATGATTCATAAGGTTAATTACCCAGAATAGTAACAGTATAACACCTTAGCCCCCTCTACGCAGGGGGTTTTTTATTGTATAAATATAAGAAATAACTTTAGGGGTGCATAATGGCCGGTACATCTGCTGAACGCCAAGAAACGGGTGTTATTGAACAAATTACAAAACAGATCAAAGAGACCGGACCTGTTAATGTTAAAGCTGGATCTGTAGTAATTAAAGGTGTAACCGAAGCGAAAAAGTATGGTGGGCGCCAGGTGGGTGGATCAGAACCGTATACTGATGTACAATTAATAGCTGGTAAAAAATGTTATAACTTATCACTTAAAGGTGAAGCAGCTCCTTCTTTAGCAGGTGGTGGTTTAACGGGATTAGAGCTTGCTGTTCCAGGTATTGCAAAAAAGTTTATGATGGCAGCCTACAAACATTTAACATCAAAGCTTAAACTCAAAACCGGTGATAAGGTCCCTGATGTTTATGGACAAATTAATCCCAACGATAAAGTTAAAATTGTAGTAGGTAATGCTGCAATGGGGGGACCTATTGATTACATGTATATTGGTCCAATGACTGTAACAAGTAGTTATAGTAAGCCTACTAATACTTTAACACTTAACGGTACTCTAACAGAAGCTAAAAAATACGCAGATACTCACAACTTGTATTTTCGCTTAAGAGCTAGAAGAGAAGATCAACGATTTGATACAGCAGCTAAAGATAACTTCAGTGTACCAAAAATTTATGGCAAATCCCCATCTAGAGGTGACAGCGCTGGTAGAATAGTTGTCACAGATAAGACCCCATCTCAAGCAGAAATAGTTAAAATACAATGATTGATTTTACAACATTCCTAACCGAAGAAGCTTCGGAAAAAAAGCTTTTGCATTTAGAGCATGTCGAAGACCATGTAATCAATTCTGGCTTTGATGGTTTTGCTCATGCGTACCATTCATTACAAGACGTACATGATAAGCTGCATGGTAAAGGTAACAAGGTTAAAGTCACAACTAAGTACGATGGCTCACCTGCTGTAATCTTTGGACATGATCCTAAGACTGGTAAATTTTTTGTTGCATCGAAGTCAGCGTTTAACGCTACACCTAAAATTAACTATACACCAGAAGACATTGAACGCAACCATGGCCATGCCCCTGGCTTGGTATCTAAGTTAAAGCTTGCTTTAGAACACCTACCTAAAATTGCACCGAAAAAAGGTGTTTACCAGGGTGACATTATGCACGCTGGATTAAAGAGTAAAGCTAACCCTAACGGTGATGTTGAAAAAGAAAGTGGTAAGTTAAACTTCCAAGCTAACCCATCTGGTATTAGATATTCAACACCTGCTAGTTCATCTGAGGGTAAACACATTGCTAAAGCTAAGATCGGTATTGCCGTTCATACAAAGTATAATGGTAAGAACTTAGCTGATATGGAAGCAGAATATGCCCCTGATTTATCAGAGTTTACGCATCACCCAGATGTCCATTCTATTGATACTCAAGACGAATTTCAAAACGCTCACATGTCGCCTGAGCAGCATGAACTATACCAGAAGCATATTAAAGCTGCAGCAGATGCGTTTAAAGCTACACCTAAGAAAGCTTATAAAGTATTTACTGGTAAGAAGATCGGAGCGCATGCTGACGGTACTACAAAGTTTGAACATGAGCATCACGCCGAGCTAATTAAGACCTATATAAACAAGACCGTTAGAGAGGGTACAACTCCAACTGTAAGCGGGTATAAGTCTCATTTAAAAGACACACATAATAAAAGAATTGCTGGTGTTAAGACAGCCAAAGCTATTGGTGCTAAGACTGAACAGATGCATGCAGACTTAAATCATGTAGAAAATAATAGTGAACATTTTAATTCAATACTAACAATGCATCATCATCTTCAACAAGCTAAAAATCAATTGGTACAATCTCTTTCAGCTAAGCCTAAGTATCAAACTGCAATGAAGGATAAAGCAACGGGAACTTATAACCCTACTAAACCGGAAGGATATGTCGTTGTAAGAAATAATAGACCATCAAAACTAGTTGATAGAGATGAGTTTAGTAGAAACAACTTGAATGGAATTCGTACGTAATCTCAAAAGCCCACATACGGATTATACAGGCAAGGCAATAGATCGTCAATGAAAAGTATTAAAGAAAAGCAACTTTTGGTAAAATGGGCCAAAGCCATGGGCGAGCCTGTCGATCCAGCGTTGGTGGAGGAAGTTGAACGATACGA